AGGATACGAGCATGCGTGGCGCTAACTTCGCGCCGCTCTCCTTCTTTAAGGAGTGGGAGCAACTGCACATTACGCAGGGCTTGAATCGTTACTTTGGACATAAGCCCTCCGGAATGTGTAGATAAGAAAAGCCCCGCACGAAGCGGGGCATACGGATTACGACGCCGAGTAGGCAGCGCCAGAGATGAGACCTGCGCACAGGCCGGGACGGCGGGCCTGCCAGTTAATAAACTGACCGATCCGAACTGCGACCATGTTGTTTTGGAACATCGAGACCGGGACGGGGCTCGCCACGTTTTCCGGATCGCTATCCATGATGATCGACGCCTCAGTAGAGATATCGATCTGCGGGCCTGCATCCTCCGACAGGTAGATTTCGTCAGGGACAACGAGGGCGATTACGCTACCCGACACGTTATTAGACGTGATAGCCGGGAAGTTCTCCAGAACCCCGCCGTTCATGCTCATATCCGGGAAGAACTTATTCCCGAGAGCATTACGGATCGAGCCAATAGCCAGGGCGCGAGCCGGAGACATAACGAGAACCGCCTTCGTCAAATCGATGTTCGCTGCAATGAACGGAGCAACCAACGTTTGAATATCGGCGATAAGCGCCTCTGCCGTGTTACCCGAGGCCGGAACTGCGGTAACGCCGTTCATGATGCCCGCAGGGGACACATTAGCGACAGCCGCGTTAGCAGACATAAACGAGAGGTCGAGGCCCTTCGCCGTTGCCTTGAGCAGGTCTGCTTGTACGAGGGCTTCCGCAGCCGGATTCGAGAACCGGATAAGTTCGTCCGACATAACCGACAAGGCGTAGACCTTAGCCCACGTCAGGAACACCTTATCGAAGCCTGCCGACGTAACCGGAGCCGGCTTAGCCTCGCCAACCCATCCCACGGTCGAGCCCGAGACCTGACTCGAAATACGGACATTAAACGGAACCTTTCTGAGCGGGAGCCGACCGAGGATAGTTTGCGGGTACAGCAGTTCGATAAAATCGCCTGCGTACTGCTCCGGATAGATCAAGTTACCGGCCCACTGAGCTACTTCGGTTGTGCCTGCCGAGACGGCGGCCTTGATAATGCCATTTACGACCGCATCATCCTTGTAGTGCTCTTCGGCGAGAGTGCGAGCAAGTGCAAGGTTGCCCTTCGACTTAGCGAGCACCATAGCGGTACGCGTGAAAGCCGAACCCTTGGGGGCGTTCGTCTTAACCTCAACGCGCGACGTTTCCTTAACAACCGGAGCCTCAGCCGGGACGGCAACCGCGCGAGCGGCGAGTGACTTCTCGGTAGCCTTGAGCACGTCAAGCTGTTTTTGATCCGCTTCGAGGGCCGTGTTAATGCCGTCGATTTCCGTAAACTGCTCAGCCGTGAGCGCAACGCCTTCAGTAGCCGACTTGATTACCATTGCGTCGCGCGTTTCCACAGCCTTAGCCATTTTTGCCGTAAGCGCTTTGATTTGTTCTGCCAGGGTCATTAGGACTCCTTAATATTTGGGGTAAAAGAAGGGTTTCAGCGTTGCGCGCGGAGCGGCGTTCGCTTTTTCTACTGTGGCCGCGTCCGTAGACGGGTCCGCTTGTCCGCCCTCGGCATTACCCTCTGGCGCGGTTTTCTCGGGCGTTTCGCCCGGTACTTCGGCTGCTTGTGCAGCCTCAGATGTTTGCAGGCTCTTAAAGGCCGTAATCATTGCTTCCGGATTGCATGGAATCGCTGTGAGCGATAGCTCCTGCACGGCGGCCTTTTCGAAATGAATTCCGCCGTCGTCCTTGTAGTTGTATTCCTGCGGGATAAAACCGATAGACGTACCTTTAACGATGCCGGACTTGACGCTGTGCCAAGCCTCATCGGTGCGTTGCTTTACGGTCCCTTCTTCGTCGAGCTTGGGAATCTTCGCCTTGAACGGCAGACCGCTTTTCGTGGCCTTACCGAATCGAACGGTGCCTACCGGCTGGTCCGACTTATGGTTCAGGAGGAGGGGAACCTCGTCCGGGTACGACAGACCTAGCGGATTAATTGTGTCTTTAACCCTGTCGGGAGTGGGAGTAGAGGCGATGCCCTCGAACTCTCTCGCGTCCTCATTGACCGACTTAATAAGGACTGCGGAAAACAATCGTGTGTTTATGTGTGTGCCTCACAGGACGAACAATTGATAGGTACGCTCGGGCTCCACGTCGCTAGCTGCTAGCACCGTCGCGCCAAAGGCCATAGTCATCGCTACAAGCCCGTCGATACGGCCTGTCGCTTTCTGCTTATCGAGCTTTCTGTTACCCGAGGGGTCCTTATTGACGATGGCATTCGCCGCGCACATAGTGAGCACCGGAGTAGACCCGTGCGCAACCCGGCCATTGACTAATTCCACTTCGAGCAAATCGAGAGCGGGAGAGAAGTCCTTAAAGCCTTGCCCGTGCGGAACGAGTGGCAGCTTTCCGCCATCTTTCGCGGAGGTCTCCGCATCAATGCCGAGTTCTGCGAATTCCTTTTTCAAGAAGTCGATGCGCCAACGGTCGTAAGCGATGGAGTGCAGCCGCAACCCGTCGCATATCTCCGCGATATCCCGCGCTACGTACTCGTAATCGACGGAGCGACCCGGAGTCGTGCGGATATAGCCCTGTTCGGCCCATACGTCGTACGGCGCGCGGTCCCGCTTGGCACGATCCTTAAGGCCGGCCTCGGGGGTCCAGAAGTACGCATGCGCGTGCCATACGCTCTCGATGCGCCCTATCAGCACGAGGGCCGTAAGGTCAGTACGTGCCGAGAGGTCAAGCCCACCGAATACTTGCGTACCCGCGTCGAACTCCATAGGTGTCGTCCCGCAGGATTTCCATACGTCACGAGAGACGAACGGAGCGACCGTAGAGACCCGCTGATTTAGGATGAGGTTGCGGAACGTGTTTTCTGACGACGGCATGCGGACGGCTTGTTTAGCCTGCTCCTCTACGTCCTTTTCAAAGCGGAATACACCAAGAGCGGGATTAGCTGCTTTCCACGCCTTGCGGTCCATAAGTTCCGCGTCCGGGTCCGCTGCGTACAGCCTGCACACGATATGCGGATCGTTACTCTTAATCGCATCGTCGAGCCAAACCGAGAGCAGGTCCGCATCATTCGCCGCTTGCGTGCTGATAGCGATAAGGAGGGGCTCCGCGTGCGCACCTTGGGAGGTCGTAACCGCGTCGATAAAGTCATCCTGCGGGCCGCGTATCTGGCCTATCTCGTCGAGGATTGCGAGCACAGGGGATAGCCCGTGTGTAGTCTTAGCCTCTGCGGATAGCGCCTTGTATTCGACGTTTAGCGGTAGCCCGATGAGCTTCTTGCCGGATGGATTGATGCGAACTAACGAGGAGATATCCGGGGATAGCTGCACCATCTTTGCCGCGAGGTTGAACACCAATGCGGCCTGATCGCGGGACATTGCCCCGGAGACAATCTGACTGTTTAGCTTCGCCTCCGGGCCGATCAAATGAGCGAGCAGGATACAGGCGATAACCGCCGACTTGCCGTTTTTGCGAGCGATGCTGAGATACGCTCTGCGGGTCCCGTGTGGGTTGTCATATATCGAGAGAATGAACTCTCGTTGAAACCCTTCGAGGCGGATCGGCTGACCGACTAGCGCGCCCTCGGGAACGCTTAGGTATCGCTCGCAGAAGGCGATAACCCTCTGACCGCGCGTTTGTGGGATGGTCCCTTTCAGCGGGCCGGGGCTGACCGGCTCCCGTATCCTCAATGCGTCAGACCAGGAATAAGGCTTTCCTCGTCGGAGGCTCTCGCGGCCCCTACAGCGCCCCTCTGTGCGTTCTCTAGACCGAGCTTGTTACCCGCGTCTCGCGAGCGTCCCTGCGTCGCCTCTGCGTGCGTGTGGAGGGCTCGGGAGAGCGATACCGCGCGACGGCTGAGTGTCTCTACGAGTGTGTGTTTAGGGTTGACTACAGGAAGTCCGCGAGCCGATACCACGGTATCGCCTTCTTTCTCGATTTCCGTTTGCAGCCGGACGATATCGGCCTGACAACGCGCGAGGTTAGCCGCATGGGCTAAATCGGCATCGTTCCACGTATCCGCAGCACGGGCCTG